TTAGTTAGGACAGCATCCATTTGCTCAGCACGTTTGGCGCTTTCGGCGTTCTTCTGAAGTCCCTTGGCATAGTCCCGTTCCCGCTTGGCAATCTCGTCCCTGACCGGCTTAGGGGTGTCTTTCCACGCCTCCCTTGCTGTAGCTGAAAGTCCGACAGGGGGCTTGTCATCGTCAGGTTTGTCAGATTTATCGACTTTTTTAGAGTCTATTTCATCCGTTTTTTCTGCCCCATCCGTTGACTTATCGGCGTCCTCTTCCTTCTCGGTAGTATCGGTAATTTCGACTTTTTTAGAGCCTAAATCAGTCGATTCTTCCAATTCAGGCTTTACATCTGCCGCTTTAGCCTCTACTGCATCAAATGCCGCAGCAATGTCAGCACTGACCGTGCCTTCGTCGTACACTTCTTTTTTGTCCTCAAGAATATCCATTTTTTATCCCCGCTCTCGGCGTAGTATTTCTTCGTACATGAATTGCTTCGTTTTCAACCTTTCTGCCTTGGGTATATCTCCGGTAAAGACCCTCTCTCGCTCTTTCCTTTTTCGTTCGTAGAACTCCGGCGAAAACTCGGAGGCATTCACAACACCGTGCCTTTTGTTGTGTTCGGAGAGTTGTTTTCTATCACTGATGACTGACCCGTCAATCGGTGAGACAAACGACTCGATATCGTTGTGGATAAAATGACTCAATTCCTTGGGACGGACGTATTCGTCAGCCGGAATGAGCTTGTGGGTAATGGGGTGTTGAATCCAGCGCATTAATCCTCCTCTTTTTCCATGCCTTCCTCTTTGCCTTCCTGTTCGCGCATGGTGAAGGCGTGGTCGATTTGCCTTTCCTCAATGGCATATGCAGATTGTGCTTGCTCTACATCCATCGAGGCACCGAGTTTCGCGTTAATCACTTTCAGGTCGGCTTGTAGGTCTTGCATGATTTTCAGGCTATCTGCACGGGACTTGGCTTCAATCTCGGCAAGGTTGGCTTGCTTGTCTGCCTCAATCTTCTGCTGCTCACCCTGTTGCTTGATAAGCGCCATCTGCTGGTCAGCTTGAGCCTTCTGCTGCATTTTCTGCAATTCAAACTGCGACTGCTGTTGGGCCATTTGCATATCGAACTGTTGACGCATTTGTTCGATTTGCATCTTGAGCTGATCTTCGCCACCACCTTCCGGCGCAGGGGGCGCGTCCTTGGCTTGTTGGATAGCGCGATCCATTGTTCCTTCAAGAACGTCAGACCCTTTGAAGCCGACCATGCCCCATTTCAGGAGTTCAAGGAGGGTTGGAAGAGAACCAGGTACTGATTTCACGGCGGTCATGGCAGATTGCAGATAAGTCGCCATTGCAGTGAGGAACTCAGTCCTTTCTGCCTTCAACTGTGCGTAGTCAATCATCGCTATTGACTCGGGCTTGATACTTACCCGCCATTTCACGTCAGGAGATTTAATCAACTGAAGTGCAGGAGCAATCAGGGGTTTATCGGCTTCCGGCAGGAACTGGACGGAGGATTGTTTGACAATGGAATCGACAGAGAAGTGCTTGCTGATGACTTCGGTCTTTAACGACTCAAGGTCACTGGCAAATCTGGCGAAATCGTCCTGCAACGCCTGAATGCGGATAGACCCCATTTTCGCCTTTAACTGATTGGTTCCATCACTCGTGTACTGGTCGGTATTGGCTCCACGGAGAATGTCCGACATACCCGTGATTTGGTACAGAAGCTCGATATTCTGGTCACGAAGGGCAATCAGTTGAGTAACAGTGTTCGTCGCGGCTTCAAGCGGAAGCCATTCGATAGCGCCCTTCAAGCCACCCTTTTCAGCAAACATCGCCCAGTTGTCTATAGGGATTAACTGATTTTCCATTGCCTCACTGAGAACGCGGCCTATTGAATCACCGGCAGACTGGTCATAGACCCCAACCATCTTGATAGCCTTGGTGATCATGGTGATGCGGGTCTGTAACAGGTCGATTTCGTTGTACAAGTCCTGTGTCATTGCAAAATCGCACTTCGCAATAAACAGATTGTTGGTGAGATTGGCCATCATGGGACGAGGGCAGGGGAGAAATCCGTCCAGCTTTAGCGGGTCTTCAATCTCGTCGAGAATGTCCTCTGCTCCAATGGAGAACCAGTACACATCCTTGGTTTCCTTGCACCAAATCTCCCAGATTTCAGCTTTTTGCTCGGGGTCTTGTAAGTCCCTTTCTCGGGCTTCTTCATCACCGGGGAATTGGGTCTTGTACTCAACCCGAACGTCGTCACCAAACCGTTTTTGAACCTGTTTCTTGTCGAGGAACGACCTGAACGCCACCCACGGGACTTCTTCCCAGGTTCTCCCCCATCCCCACAGGAAATCGGTCCAGTGGACGTAATCAATTGGGGCTTCTTCGTAAGCTAGCTCTTCGTCGACACCTTCTTCGCTTTCAACGCCTTCGCCTGTTTCTTCGGTCAGGGTTCCAAAACCGTACCGGACACGACCCACACCCATACCCGGCAGCAATCTGTCCTGAAGACACGAGCGGAGGGTACAAGCCAGGGTGTTCTCAGTGGCTTCGACCTCGGTCTGTAGGATTCGTTGGTAAATAACCGCTGCAACACGGGCTACATCGTCGTCGGGGTCGTGGTGTTCCCTTGAAACGGTGATTTTCGGGGTAGACCCGTACAACATGGACTGAAGAGTGTTGATATTGGCGTGGAACAGGTTAAGGCTTGAACCCCCATCCAGTCTGTCATCAGGGGAATAGAGACGACTGTCCAAATACTGGTCTATCGCACGATTGCCTTGGCGGAGGAGTTCAGTCGTCGTCGTCGGTCTGCGTGTTACTCGGATGAGTGGCAACGTATTTCAGGGGTCGGGATAAATAAGGACCAGCAGGGCATAGGGCATTTTGGGTATGGGACTTCTGGTTCCCAATTGGCGGCTGGGGTAGATTCTTCTATTGTGGGTCGTCGGTGTCAGTTATTGGCGACAGATGACTCAGTGACCTCTCTGGAGCAGATTTCTTCACAGGTACGAAGGGAGAGGATGTTCCGCTGGTACGTGTCTGAGGCCCGCTCTCGCCTCACCCCTGGGGGGAAAGAGTTGATGATCGGTACCCGTTGGGACGTGGATGACCTGATGGGGAGGATTATTGAGGAGGAAGGGGATTCGTGGGTGATTATCCGATTTCCCATGTTGTGTGATTCCGACGAAGACCCGTTGGGCAGGGAGATAGGCGAACCCCTGTGGCCTGATTGGTTTACCGATAGGCAGATTTCCGAGAACCAGCGCGACCCTATTATGTGGTCGGCTCTTTATCAACAAGTCCCTATCAACGAAAAAGGGGCTTGGCTGGCCCCTGATGCTATTCCGATAGTGAATGAAAGACCTCCCGGTTTGAGTGTTTTTGCCGCAATGGACATAGCTACAGGCTCAGCTAAGTCCGATTTCTCTGTAGTTATCATTGCGGGATTGAGTGAGGACCGTACCCTCTACATTTTGCACGTTTGGCGGGAAAGAGCCTCCCCCGAAAAGATCGTCGAAACCCTGATTACCCTCTTTAAAGCGTGGAAACCACGGGAAATCCTGATTGATAACGACCTTGGGTCCAAAATGTTTAGACCCCTTGCGGTGGAAATCATGCGGAAAAACGGAACTCCTCTTCCTATCCACGAAATGCCCACAAGTGGACGGAACAAGGAGGACAGAGCCTCCAGCTTTCAGGGTTTTGCCCGCATGGGAGCAGTAAAGATGGTGCGTTCCACATGGAACAGTGATTTACTACGCGAAATCAACCACTTCCCAAGGGTGGGTTCTGGCTATTATGATGACCAGGTGGATTGTTTATCACTATTGGGGCGTAGAATGCCCATGATGGGGAGCGGAAGGGTGGAGAAAGTCGTAGAACCCAAGCCTCTTACCTTTGCACTCAATATGTCGGGGGGGAAGTTAGCCACCACCTCGACACTGGAGGAATTGTTCAATGAACAGCCCCGCAATCGTCCCAATCGACGGATATAAATCCGACCAGAAGAAGTGGGAGAAGGAAATCCTTGCCGCTCAAAAGCGGCTGAGGACATTTACCCGCCAAGGTAATCGAGCGATAGACCAATATCTGGACAGTCGCCTCTATTCCCCTGACGACCGGCTGGATGGGGGTTCAAGCCTCAACCTGTTCCACGCCAACATCAACACTCTACAGTCCATGTTGTACGGGTCTACCCCGAAAATCACCGTTTCCCGTGAACACCACGACCCCGATGACGACGTCGCCCGTGTTGCAGCGGTTATTTACCAACGAATCCTGCAAACCGAGGTCGAAGCCACTGAAAACACCTTGGCTTGCACCCTCCGCTCCTGTTTGCAAGACCGTCTTCTGCCAGGCATGGGTGTAGGTCGGGTTCGATACGGTTTCGGAACCCTGACAGAAGAAACCGGCGAGGGTATCGAGAGCGAAGAAGGTGCCGACGAAGAATTGGCTTATGAAGAAGCGCCCATTGATTACGTCCACTGGACAGATTTCCTATGGGGATGGGGAAGGACGTGGGAAGAAGTCCCCTGGGTAGCGTTCAGGTCGTTTTTGTCCAAGGAGGAGGTCAAGAAGCGGTTCGGTGACGATGTTCGGGTTGAGTACAAGACCCAATTCCCCGGTGATGAAGAAGCCCGAGAAAGGGACTTACAAGACCCCGAGCAAAAAGCTGAAATCTGGGAGATTTGGT